ATGGCACGACAAACCAGACCATTAACCAATACTGAAGTTAAAGCAGCTAAAGCGGACGACAAGCCAGTAGTGCTTTACGATGGTGACGGACTAGAGCTACTGATTAAACCCACCAGCAATGCAAAGCTCTGGCGTTTTCGCTACTACAAACCCACCACCAAAAAACGCGCTATGATGGCATTTGGTGCCTACCCTACTGTTTCTCTTGCGGATGCTCGACGCATGAGAGATGAAACACGCCAGCTATTGGCGAATGGTATCGATCCTCTCGCCAATCGTGAAAATGAACGTCTACGAGATGAAATGACCAAAGGCAACACTTTCCAGAAAGTCTCCGCTGATTGGTACGAAGTAAAGAAATCACAACCACTGGCCGAGAACACCATTAAAGATATCTGGCGTTCGTTGGAAAAATACGTGTTCCCGTTCATCGGAACCTTACCGATCACACAGCTTACCGCTCGTCACTTCATCACCGCACTGGAACCGATACAGGCCAGTGGCAAACTGGAAACCGTCAAACGGGTAAGTCAGCGAATTAACGAGGTGATGGATTATGCGGTTAACTCCGGGCTAATTCCTGCGAATCCTGCCGCCAAGATCCGCAAAGCATTTCAGACGCCGGTGAAAACTCATATGCCGACCATTCGGCCAGAGGCATTACCTGGCTTGATGAAAACGCTATCGGTCGCCAGCATTGAGTTACAGACCCGTTTATTGATTGAATGGCAGTTACTCACCGTTACCCGCCCCGCCGAAGCCGCTGAAACCCGCTGGAGCGAGATAAATTTTACAGATAACACCTGGACGATCCCCGCTGGCCGCATGAAGATGCGCCGTGAGCATGTTATTCCCCTCCCCCCGCAGGCATTAGCTATTCTGGACGCCATGAAGCCTATCAGCGGCCACCGGGAATACCTGTTTCCTTCCAGTAAAGACCCTAAGCAGCCGATGAACAGCCAGACCGCTAACGCCGCACTGCGCCGTATGGGTTACAAAGGCGTACTGGTATCTCACGGCCTACGCGCCATATTTAGTACAGCAGCCAATGAAGAAGGCTTCTCGCCAGACGTGATCGAAGCCGCCCTAGCTCACGTAGACGCCAACGAAGTACGCCGCGCCTATAACCGTTCCACCTATCTGGAACAGCGCAAGGTATTGATGTGCTGGTGGGGCGAGTTTGTGGAAAGCGCTGCTACTGGCAAGACGTTAGCATCTGAAGGGGTACGCGGTTTACGGGTGGTTGGGGAATAGTGGATAAAATTACAGTAAAAATCACCCCCAAGTAGAAAAAATGACGTTATTATGTGCGCTCCGGTGATAACCGATAGAAACCGAATAAAGCCGCGTCTAGGGTAGTTCCAAATTCGTCACAAGGTGAGTATTGGTTTTCATAGCAGCAAGAGGAGAAAATAAATGACAAAAACTATTTGGCAGGAAAACAAAATTTTACCTCTTGAATATTTGTCAATTGGACGTGCGGCGAAACTACTTGGTTGCGAGATTGATGATATTTGGCATTGGAGTGAACAAGGAATCATTCGGCTTTGTGTCAACATTCCATGGGGACCAGTTGTTGGAGTGGTACGATTTCGTGTTGATACTCCGAGCAAAGAATTTATAGAAGCTTTCAATGAACGCCGCGAGTTAGATTTAGGGCTTGGCGAATCTATAGCCAATTTTATTCCTGAATCCCTAGAAGAAACCACGATTAAGACCGAGATTTATTCTGGATCAAAATCATTTGCTGGCCCCCATAATGGATATTTTAATACTCAAGCTATTTTGTGTGGACTGTGGACTGTGCCGGAAATAAGCCGTAGCGTAACACCTAGATTATTATTTCCAGTGAGTTGCCACGAATGGGTAAAAGATCTTTGCGTGACAATCCCAAAGCCCCCAATTTCTAAAGAAAGTGATTTATTACTTACAGGCGCAGAACTCGAACGAATTCACGGAATTATTCATCATAAGCCATCAACAATTAATTCACTTCAAAAAAACTCAGAAAGAGAATCCGCCAGCTTAAAGATGGCATTGGTACTACTTCTGAAAGATGCGGGCATCAATGTTAGTTCACCATCAGCAGTAGCTAGCAACCTTGATGCGATAGCAGAGAAACATGGCTATTCCATAAGACATAGCCCAGCAACTACATCGCGTTGGTGTGACAGTGGCGAAGCTTCTTTATTAGGTAAAAGGTCGGAAAAATAACCCCTTTTCATTAAGAGTGAATTTTTTCATTAACGCTCTAATGAAAAAAGCCACTCTTCCTTAAATTTATCAATCCAGTCAATATCCCCACAACGCCGGAATCCTCCGGTATTGATGGAGATTTATCGCATGGCACCAGCAGAAAGAAAAATCCTACTGAAAAAAGAAGTTAAGGCGATTCTGCGTCTTAAATCTGATAGCGCATTTCAGGACATGATAAACGCTGGAGAGTTTCCCAAAGGCTTCCGTATTGGTATGCGTCGCGTTGGCTGGTTTGAGGATGAAGTTAATGCCTGGTTGAATCAACGTATTGCAGAACGCGATCAGATGACGGGGGCATGATATGTCACAAATGAAAAACGCCCGTGCTACCGAGCGTCAACTTGAACAAATAAAACCTGCTGCGCAAACTAATATTGCTGGTGGACATAATAGCCAGCCAGAGCGGATAAGGCCAGTCCCTAAGAAGCATCGCGCACGGGTTTTCATGCTGCGTTCCGGTACTGGTGGGTTTACTGAGAATGACATTCTCAGGCATTGCCGCCTTTCCTCTGGCCGGAATTACGCTACCGAATTAGAACGCCTGCTTGATATTCAGTTAGAGCGTATTGATGAACCAAACGCAGACGGGATCGGCAGTCACTACCGTTATCGGTTTGCAAAGCGTGATGATATTTCCCGTGTCATTCGACTGGTAAATAACAATGCCGATATTAACGGCCACCAGCCGATTACCCAGCAAGAAATTAACCATATCCTGAGCCTGTACCCGGATTACGCCGCCAGCTAACGGAGCCTGATTTTATGACATCAAAAAATAATGACCTTAACGGTCAGGGATTCGCTCACCCTGAAAACAGCCAGAGCGATATTTTCAGTAATGACTTTGCCGCGATCGTCCCTGTTATTTCTGGTCGAATTGGGGGAAATGAAACCAGTATTGTGAGTGCCAAAGCATTACATATTGTGTTAGGTGTAGGGCGCGATTTTGCCACCTGGATTAAAGGCCGTATTGAAGAATATGACTTTATCGATAATGTTGATTTTTTGACCTTTGATTCCCCCATTCTGGTGAATCAATGTATCGATAGTAGCCTGTCAGACCAAAAATGGAAAACAGGCAGGGGTGGTGATCGCCGCAGCAAGGATTATGTGTTGTCACTAAACATGGCAAAAGAATTGGCAATGGTCGAGCGCAACGAGCAAGGCCGTGCCGTTCGTCGTTACTTCATTCAGTGCGAAGAAGCGCTACAGCATAGCGTACCGGAAGTGGCCGCACGTTTCCGCCGTCAGCTAAAAGCTCGTCTGACCGCTGCGAATTACTTCAAGCCGATGTGTGCCGCATTGGAAATCGCCCGCTCTGAACTGGGCAAAAAAACGCTACCGCACCACTACACCACCGAGAGCAACATGATCGCTCGCCTGGTATTGGGTGGCCTAACGGCAAAGGATTGGGCGCGGGTTAATGGTATTGCAGGAGAGCCACGCGACAGCATGAGCGCGGATCAGTTGGAACACCTTTCCTACCTTGAACAGACCAACATTACGCTGATCGAACTGGGGCAGGATTATCACCAACGAAAGGCTGAGTTAACCCGACTGTCTCAACGCTGGATGGCAAAACGTTTGGGGGTGAACCATGCGTAATGCTTCCATGCTGTTAATCAACACTGCGCACACTGTACGCAAAAACCGCTTGCCGTTTGCGGCGAATATGGGCTATGGTCATATGGCACCAGCAAAATCTGGTGCCGGGATTGGCGTCCCGGTAATGTTACAGGCGACACATGACGCGCCTAGCGTCTTTTTTTGTGTCCTCACATCTGCACACCCTTTTTTCAGCGTTGCGGTTATAATTCGCGGCGCTCACAGAGTAATGGTGGGCTGGATGGGGGCGGAGCAATCCGCGCCGGTTTCCTGTAACGCCGGTTACGCCAACCCTGTTCAGCTCACCACCAGTGAAATTGGCGTTTCCGGTGGTGGGATTACATCCCAGTTACAGGAGGCTGCTACATGTCGGCTACTACCCCTACCCAAAAACCGCAATTTGTTTGGCTTATTGCCGCCGTTCGTCGTGACGGTGCGACGATCACCCCTGTTATCCACCATATCCCTGCTGTTTCTGAGCATGAAGCCCGCCGCGTATTGGTTCGTGATCATGTCTGCTTTTTCGCTGGACGCCTGCCCGTTCAGGAGATGCGCCATGTTCGATAACACCCCGTTAGAACTGGAAGAAATTATCGACCAATGCCGCGCACTGGCCTACGCCGCTGTTAATACCGATGAGCCTCAAGCGCGTGAAATTCTGCTGTTTGTCCTGCAAGAGCGTATCGATCACCTGTACCGCACCAGCCAGAAAGAACCTGCACAAGCGGAGGTGTCCCATGTTGCGTGACGCTACGTTGTCTCAGGCAACACAGCAGGCCGATCAGTTGTGCGTTCTACTGCTGTTACTTGAACAGACTCACGAACGATTAAGTGAAGTCGATATGGCTACGGCGTTAGGGCTTGCCCGTGATTTATCAGCCAACCCTGCTTTATGGCTGCTGGATGAGCAACAAAAGCAAAGCCGATGCCGTGAAGGTGATACCCCTGAAAAAACGGAGGTGCCCCGTGGCTAATAATGCGCAAAACGCAGCCGCTAACCCGTTCAAAGGCATGGCGATGAATGCCGAGGATGCGATCACTAATATTGCCGGATTGCTGAATGCGGGCATGTTTCTGATGAACACCGAGCGCCACCGTAGCGTAGGCATTGAGTTAATCGATATTGCTCATGATTACGCCTGTGAAGTTTCTAAAGGGGGTAGCCATGCCTAACCAGACTCCAACCATTACCGCCACGCTGCAAGTTACCCCTGATTTCACAGGGCGCGTGCTGGTGTACGTGAAGAACGGCAGAGCCACCAGCGACCGCCGACTATTCGATGATGAGCTGGTGGCGGGACTCGATACCTTTCTGGAACTGGCAACCCGTGCGGGTTATCAGGTGATTTCACCAGACACAGGAGCGGCAGCATGAGCAGACAGGTTTATGAGATTTGTTGCCAGGTTGAGGAAGCGTTACACCACGTCAAAAAATCGCAAGAGATCCTTGATATGTGGCTGAACCTCATCCCGGACGACGAAGCCCGCGAGGGTGAATCTATCCGTGTTGCTATCGTGATGGATCAGGTTATCGAAGCCATTTCCTGTCTGAAAAAGGCGGAAGATATGGGTGCGATTAAGACAGGAGGCACAAAATGAACCGGATACTTTCCTTTTCCACGCTGGCGACGCAATCCACAAGTGACCACATCGAGGCGCTGCCCGAAGGTATCCGTATTACGCTTCAAAACGCCGCCACACAAGGCAGTGAGGTGCTGCTGATATCCTTTGATGAAGGCGTTGCTCGTCTGGATAGCGATGCTTACGACCATGCCTTATTAACCGGTATTCACATGATCCGCGCACTCACTGACGCCGTTGTGCTGGGTTACTTCCAGCCCAGTGACAGGCAGCAATTGATTCTATGGCGCTGGTTCGTCTCGGTGAAATTCGTGCTTGAACAGGAAGCGGCAAATGGCCATATCACTGTATTCGATGAGCAGGGACGCCAGACGACCGCCGTACTGTATCGCGGCAAATACGGAGATATCCCTATTTATCCCCATGCCGAACGTTCTGCTATCGCCAGCACTGTAGAGCGCGGGCTGGTGGAGTGTTATGGCGAAGAGGAAGGATTACGCCACGCGCTGACGTTCTATGTCGCCATGATTGACTTTGCCGCTGACGGGCTAACCGATATCGGACGCGGGGTGATGGCAAAGTTGCATGACGGCGCCATACAGACCATCAAACTGGGTGGCGTTCCCCCAACACTGACGGCGCACTGAGGGCGAGTGAATGCGTAATATCGATTTTATTCGCAAGGTATCCGCCGCTGCTGGTGGACGCTGGCCTGATGTGCTTTCTCAATTGGGGATCGAGGTTCCCCGTCATCCAACAACGCTAACCCCTTGCCCGGCCTGTGGCGGTACCGATCGCTTTCAGTTCGATAATCTGGAAGGGCGCGGGACATGGCATTGCCGCCACTGTGAGCCGGAAGCCGGTGACGGGCTGGCGCTGGTGATGAACGTTCGCCAGTGTGCCGCAATGGATGCGGCGCAACTGGTGGCGGAGGTGTTGGGTATCGATGCCCGAACATGGGAACAACCCACCCGCCAGAGTGAACCGCCAGCGGAAAATAACGGGCGTTCTTCTTCCGTTGACGAAAAAGCCCAGCGCTTTGCCGCACGGCTGGCGACGCTGACTGCACAGGCACAGCCGGGGGAGTCTGCTTATCTGGCTGGGAAAGGGTTAACCGGGTTTTCTTATTCGCTGCTGTCTGATGGCTCCCTGCTGCTGGTGTTACAGGACGCGAACGGTGCCGCCATCGCCGCACAGACAATAAAACCCGATGGTAATAAGCGGCTGATGACGGATTCCGCCAAACGTGGGGCATATCACGTTGTTAATGCCTCAGAACAGCCCGATACGGTGATTATTGGTGAGGGACTGGCGACTGCGTTAAGTGCTCACCTGATGCGCCCTGATGCGCTGACCATCGCCGCTATCGATGCAGGCAACATGGTGCCGGTCGCAAAGACGATGCGTGCTCTGTATCCCAATGCGCAAATCATCTTTGCCGCGGATAACGACATCGTGGCAGGTAAGCCGAACGCGGGGAAAGACTGGGCAGAGAAAGCCGCCCGTGAGGTGAACGGCTGGGTAGCCCTACCGCCCACCAGCGAAAAAGCCGACTGGGACGATTACCGCCAGCAACACGGACTGACCGCCGCGACACAGGCGTTTGCCGATTCGCTCTATCCGGTGCCTAGCGGTGATAAACCGACACGTGACGACCCGTTAAAGCCGCGTGTTGAGAGCCGCAAAGATGGCGTTTTCTGGCTGACGCCCAAAGTAGACAAAGACAGCGGCGAGGTGATCAACAACGAAAGCTGGCTATGCTCCGCACTAAACGTGGTGGGCATTGGTCGGGATGAAAAAGACCAGTATCTGATACTGCGCTGGCGGGCAATCGGCGCAAACGTGGATACCACGCAGGCTATTCCTCTGGCTGATATCGGTGAACGCGAAGGCTGGCGAACGCTGAAAAACGGCGGCGTGAATGTCACCACCAAAAACAGCCTGAGGGCGATACTGGCCGACTGGCTCCAGCGCAGCGCCGTGCATGAGATTTGGCATATCGCCCATGCCACAGGCTGGCAGTGTGGTGCCTACATCATGCCCGACGGTGAAATTATCGGACAACCCGACAGGCCGGTACTGTTCAACGGTCGCAGCTCTGCGGCGGCGGGCTACACCGTCAAAGGCACCGCTGAAAGCTGGCGTCACAGCATTGCGCGGCTGGTGGACGGCAACTATTCCATGATGACCGGCATAGCGGCGGCGTTATCCGCTCCGCTTATTGGGCTATCGGGTTCGGACGGGTTCGGTATCCATTTCTATGAGCAATCCAGTGCCGGTAAGACCACGGCAGCGAATGTCTCCGCCAGTCTGTACGGCAACCCCGATTTACTGCGCCTGACGTGGTACGGCACTGCGCTGGGGCTGGCGAACGAAGCCGCCGCCCACAATGATGGCCTGATGCCACTGGATGAAGTGGGACAAGGCGCTGACCCGGTGAGCGTGGCACAAGCCGCCTATGCCCTGTTTAACGGCGTGGGCAAGCTACAGGGAGCCAAAGAAGGCGGCAACCGGGATTTAAAACGCTGGCGCACGGTGGCGATCAGTACCGGCGAAATGGATTTGGAAACCTTCATTGCCAGTGTGGGCAGAAAGACTAAAGCCGGGCAACTGGTACGCCTGCTGAATATCCCGTTAAGCAAGGCTATACGCTTTCATGAACACAGCAACGGCAAACAACACGCCGATGCGCTGAAAGATGCCTACCAGCAGCACTACGGCGCAGCCGGTCGAGAATGGATCAAGTACCTTGCCGACCACCCGCAACAGGCTATCGAGGCCGTGAGAGCCGCCGAAATGCGCTGGCGTGGGTTAATTCCATCTGACTATGGCGAACAGGTTCACCGCGTGGCCGCACGCTTTGCCGTGATGGAGGCCGCGCTATCGCTGGGTAAGGTTATCACTGGCTGGGATGAGCAAACGTGCCGCGACGCGATACAGCACAGCTTCAATGCCTGGGTGCGTGAATTCGGTACCGGCAACAAAGAACACCAGCAGATTATCGAACAGTGCGAAGCGTTCCTGAATGCGTGTGGGTTAAGCCGGTTCGCGCCATTGCCTTACGATAGTGCCAGCCTGCCTATTCGGGATTTAGCCGGATACCGTGACCGCGGCAAACACGACGATTCACCGATGGTGTTCTACACCTTCCCCGCCGCGTTTGAGGGCGAAATTGCCAAAGGGTTTAACGCCAAACAGTTTGCCGAAATCCTGCGCGGTGCGGGCATGTTGACCCCGCCCACCAGCGGGCGCGGCTATCAGCGTAAGTCTCCGCGTATTGATGGGCGACAGATAAACGTCTACGTCCTTCAGTATCGCCCGGAAGACGACCAGCCAGAATAGGATTGCTTCACACACGTAGAAAGTGTGTTGGTTCAGTTAGTTCAGTTGGTTCAATGTGTAAAGATGATTGTTATGTAAGGAAAATATTTTTCATTTTGAACCAACACTGAACCAACAAACGGGCATTTTGAACCAACAGCGATAAACGGCTGAAGGGAGGAAAACAACCATGACAGCACAGATTTCCGCTTATGGCCGTCTGGTGGTGGACGTGCAGAGCCGCACCACCAGCAACGGTAACACCATGAGTTTCACCCGTATGGCAGTGCCGCTGCCCTGTCAGAAGGCAGAGAGCGGCGAAGCCACTTTCTGGCTGGCGGTGACGGCCTTTGGCAAACAGGCTGACGCGCTGGCGAAACACCAGAAAGGCGACCTGATGAGCGTATCGGGCAACATGCAGATCACCCAGTGGACAGACGGCCACGGTAACGCACAAACCGGCTACCAGGTGATTGCCGACAGCGTGGTAAGCGCCCGAACGGTGCGACCCGGAGGCCGTAAAGGTGCCGCAGGCCAACCCACTGACGCGCTACGCCGCGCACACGAACAAAGCGCACAGGCTGACGACCGTCACGCATCTGATTTCAGCGATGACGCGCCATTTTGAGGAATAGCACGATGACAGAGAACACACGTACCGTATTGCGTCTGAAGCGAGCCACCGTGAACAAGGTAACAACGCCGGGACATGTCACAGCGTCACCCGCACAAGCGACAGAAAAAGCAGGCAGTAAGCAGCACCGCAAGAACCGGAAAAAGCTCGAACGGCTGGTTTTACTCTGGCCGGATGCGTTCAGTCTGGAAAACCCCAGACCGCTGGCTATCGGGATCGATAAGGCGCTGGGGGCAGATATTGAACGTCGCCAATTATCCGGCGCGGGTTCGCTGCGTTTTTCGCTGGGGCTGTATATCCATCGTTCTGCCTACATCAAAGCGCTGGCCGCTGGTGGGCAACGCTACGACCTGAACGGCAAGCCTCAGGGGGAAGTCACCGCCGAACAGCAGGAGCGTGCCAGAGCGCAGCGCAAGCAGAAAACCGCCCTGCGCACAGAGGATGCAAAATGCGCCTGACAGCAGAACAGAAGGCGGAGATTATCCGCCTCAAACGTGGCGGGATGGGCTACCGCACGATAGCCACACATATGGGGATGAAACACCCGACCGTGCGCAGTGTCTGCCAGCGAAGCGGACTGTTTGCGGACAATCCGGCGCATAGGGCGATGTTCTCCATCCCTGAACTGCGCTACAGCACCGCGCTGGCGACCGTCAAACCGTTACCCCCACAACGGGTGATTACCGGATACCGCCAGACAGATGCGTATCTGTGGGTACTGGAAGTTATCAAGCTGGATGAGCCTGCCCACCTGCCAGCGGCGGAAATCGCCCTGCAAAAACTCACCATTACGCCGAAGGAGGCTGAAAAACGCTACCGCAACTGGATGGTGTCGCAGGGGCAAGAATTGTTTATTGCGGCATTCAGTACCATCGGGATGGATAATCCGCAACGCTGTATTGAGAACGCGAGGAAAGCCATTGATACCGCCAGCCAGGTACGGGCGTATTACGGCAGCTATGAAGCCGCGATGGAGCCAACCGAGCCAGAGCGTCTGATTGAACAATCCGGCTTGCTGGTGGATAAGCACTACGGTATGACACCGGACGAGGTAACGAGTGGAGAATTGAAAGGGCTACGCTGCGTGGATGTAGCTGATGCCCGTTCAGTCGCTCACCGGGGCTTTTGTGACGTTCTGCCGGAGCCGCACACGCTTTCGGATGTGGTGCGTGAGTTTGAATACTGGCGTTGGCTTTATGCAATGCGCAACGCCGCCAGCAAAGAACTGGGGGATACGTCCTATGAACACAATCCATGCGTCTGTGATCGGGAAGATTGGCTGAGCGGCAATCTAGCCACTATCAGCCCGATCCACCAGCAGGAGGCACTCGCCGTGCTGAAATGGTTCCTGAAATGCGACCGGCACCAAGACCGTGGCGGGGATAATGATGCGGTGTATCTCAATCTGCTGGGTGGTGGGCTGGACGGGTAAAAACTCTGATGAACGGCTATATTCTGAATCGAATACACTTCACCAATATTGATAGAGGATGTGATTGATAATGAATGAGATAGTAATTTGGATTAAAGAATACCGATTGGATTCTATTTTTACCTTCCTATCTGCCATATGTTGGTTAATTTCCAGTCTTTACACATCAAGAACAAAGCCCAATGCGGTAATACTCTCTATGGGAGAAGGTAAGAAGCCAGTAGACATGCATAACTTGGTATTAAGTATGCAAACCCAAGCGAAATGGAATCGATTTGCCGCCTTTTTCGCATCAATAGGGTTTATATGTCAGACGCTTTAGTTTACAGGGCAATGTCTTACCTATTTAGTTAAAGGCTGAAGACACCCACCAACCGGAGCAATCCGGTTTTTTTACGCCCTTTCGTCCCATAAATTGCAACGTTAATTGATATCGTTTTAATTTATGCAATAATAACCACTGTATAAATATCATGTATGGGGTGTTATATGACCGCACGCGGGAAAGTGGTACCGGTATTACTCAGTAAAGAACAGGTCAGCACAATTCGCCGTCTTCAGGAGCAGGAGCGCAGCAAGTCACCGCTGGGCGTTGCGCCCACCATCCATGTGATTGCACGTAGCCTGATGGATAAAGCGCTAAAAGATATTGAGGTAGCACATGGCTGAAACCATTGATTCGCTGCTGGTATCGCTGGGGCTGGATGTCGATCAAAAATCTTTCAAGGACGCCAACGATGCCCTAAAGGGCGTCAAGGATACTGCCCTGCTGCTGTTCTCTGCTGCGGGTGGTATCACTGGCCTGAATGCGATGACGGCAGGCTTTTCCCGCATGGTGACGGATTTAGAAGCATTCAGTAAGCACGCCAACATTGCCCGTAATGATGTACTGCGGCTGAGTTATGCGATGGAGCAGGCCGGGGGGAAACGCACCAGCGCCAACAGCCTTATTGATAAGGCCAACTCATGGGCGCTCACCGCCACCTATGGCACGTTCAGCGATAAAGCCTTTATGAATAACGCGGGCGTTAACCCTCATGACCTGCAAGGCAAGGACAGCGTGGAAGTGATCAAGACGATGGCCGATTACTATAACCAAGCGGCGGCGTCCGGCTTTGATGGCCTGCAAAACTTCCGGGAAGGGATGAACATCAATGAAGATGATGAAAAGCTCTTTCGTATGGGGCGTGCAGGCATTGATCGATATTTTGCCGAATTCAATAAGCGCAGTACCGGCGTCAGCGACGATGACGTAAAAATCGGTACGGAATACCGTACTGCGGTCACTGACCTTGCCACCAACATGATGGATCTGAATAACTCTATTGGCGCACTGCTGACGCCGGAAATCACCAAACTTATCCAGAAAACCGATGAATGGCTGCTGGCGAACAAAACCGATATTGTTTCGTCTATCCGTGAAAGCCTGCCCTATATCAAAGGGATCGCGGCGGGTGTAGCGGTGCTGGCGGCGGCAAAAACGACTAAGGCGCTGGGTATCCCCGGCTTACACAAACTGGGTTTACCCGTTGCGGCGGCGGTGACTGCCGAGCCATTTATTGATGGTGCGTTGAATAGCATTTTTGGCGAGTCTGAATACTTCCAGAATATCCGCACAGCACCGAGCTGGGGCGATTTCGGACAGGCACTACTCGGTAACGGTAAAGGCCACTATGAAAATGGCCGCTGGATTTCCCCCAACAATAGCCCCGCCACCAGCCCAACGATGCCACGCAGCGGTGAGCAATCACTGTTTTCCTCCTTAGAAGGCAAATACGGCTTACCGCCCGGCGTACTCAATGGCCTTTACCAGACTGAATCCTCTGGTGGCAAAAATCTGATCTCCCCCAAAGGCGCATTGGGACCATTCCAGTTTATGCCCGGCACAGCCAAAGACATGGGGCTGTACGGCTCTGATGTTTTCAATCTGGAGAAATCCGCTGATGCGGCCGCACGCTATATGCGCCAGTTGATGGACAGGCACAACGGCAATCTGCCCAAAGCGCTGGCGTCGTATAACTGGGGCATGGGGAACGTGGACGAGTACGGCATGAACGCCATGCCAGCGGAAACGAGGAAATACATCGGCAAGGTGACAGGTCACATGCCCACCAGCCCTACCTTTAATGAACTGATGGCACCCTATAATACGTCGCCATCTTATCCCCGCCCACGCAGCAGCTATAACGATGATGACGGTGAATATGGCAGCAGCTCCCGCTCATCACGTCCGGTAACGATATCCAACCAGATCACCATTAGCGGCGTGGCGGGCGTAGAAGAAACCGAACGCGCCGTTCGTCGTGTGATGGATGAGCAGTCGCGTGAATATGTGGAGCTGACAAAAGATGATGGTCGATAACGTAAATTATCAGTTTGGTCGAGATTACCTGATAACCATTTCAAGCAGTAGCAGCAGGGGAACCCTCACGTTTGCCCCACCGATGCAGGTTATTTTCAGTGTGTCCCACACACCGGGTAACAAGACCGGTAAAGCAAAAATCACGATCTATGGCACATCAAAAGGTACGCGCTGGGATATTTTTAATAAATACGACACGGTAGAGATAAAAGCCGGTTATCAGGGCAATTGCGGGCTGATTTATCGGGGGCAGATATTTAACCGCTCAACGCAACGTGAAGGTGTGGCCACCACGCTGACGCTGTACTGCTTCTGTAATGGTAAGAAAATGTCCAGCGCCTTCATCGCACACACATGGGGTGAGAACACGCCTGCTATTGAGATTATCCGGGGGACTGCTGCCACCTTTGGCCTGCCAATGGAAATCATCGGCGACTTCTCCGATCTGCCCCCCGCCATTCAAGGCAAAACCCTGATGGCAATGACCAAAGACGCGATGGACGCCCTAGAGCGTATTTATGATTTTAAATGGTGGCTGAAAACGGACGGCGTAGCCATCATCCGTAATGGCGCAGAAAAGCCCGGCAAGCCGAGAGTGATCGACATAAACCACGGCATGGAAGGCATACCGCGCATCTATATGAATTATGTCGAGGTCGATGTCAGATTGGATCATGTCATTACTCCCGGTGACGTAATTCAGGTTTATTCCGAGCATGAACAATTGGGCTTTAGCGAGATGTATCGCACTAACATGCAAGCCTATTCACGGGCATTCCGAAACAAAAGCCGGCTGGTGGTGGAAAGCGTCGATCACATTGGCAATTTCTGGCGCGATGACTGGACAACGACTATTACCGCCCGTATGCGGAGCAATGAGGTTATTCGATAATGGCAATGAGCAATTCACAAGTGAACCCGCTATACCGCGCAATGGAAGCGGTGAAGACCTCCGCAATCCGGGATGTGATGACAACAATCCCCGGTCATGTCATGGCCTACAATCCAACGACCCAACGCGCACAGGTACAATGCGGTATTCAGCGCAAGTTAGCCGGTCGCTACGTTGATGTGCCCATTATTATCAATGTGCCGGTGCGCTTCTCTAGTACTGCGGAGTGGGCAGTTTTTCACGAACTGCCAGCAGGCACCGAAGGGCTTATCCATTTTGCCAAGCAGTCTATCGATGCGTGGATCGATCAGGGAGGTATTGTTGCGCCTGCTGACGAACGTCAATTCTCCGCTGACGATGCGTTTTTCTCCCCCGGCTATCGATCTTTGAAAACCGCTATTCCTGATCTTCCCACTTCAGGTGTGGGCATTAGCAATCGTGACGGCTCTGTGCGCATCCACCTGACCGATAGCGGCATAACTCTGACGTGCGGCGGCGTTTCGTTGACGGTTTCGCCTGAAGGGATAACACACAGCGGTAAAACAACGCTAGACGGACGGACAGCGGTTACCGCTGGTGGCCTGTCAGTAGGGGATATCGAATTTAGCGATCACGTTCATGACGGCGTGGAAACGGGTACAGGCAGCACGCAGCGGCCGCGATAAAAGGTGAAAACGATGGATAATAATCATGCCACTGACTGGGAAACCATAGAGCGTAAATATCGTGAAGGGGCGTTATCAATTCGGGCATTAGCGCGAGAGCATGGCATTAGCGATGCTACCATCCGCAAAAGGGCAAAATTACAGGGATGGGAAAAACCGGAAACCAGCCGTTCGCGGGATTCGCTAAACGCAGCTATCGCGAACCCGCGTACCAAGCCGAAAAAATCAATTCCTCAAATTGAAAATCAAATTGATTCAAATTGCCCGCAAATGAAAAACAACAATCAATCTGCTAAGAAAAACCGCGTAGGGCGCCCTTCTGACTACATGCAAGAGGTTGCGGACGACATTTGTACATTGTTGGCGGAAGGTGAAAGCCTACGTGATGTATGCCTCCGTCCCGGTATGCCAAATAAGGCGACGGTGTTTCGCTGGCTGGCTGAAAACGAAGGATTTCGCGACCAGTACGCGAAAGCAACCGATGTTCGCGCTGATGTGATTTTTGATGAAATAATGGATATCGCTGATGGGGTTAAAGCCGATGCGTCCGAAGTGGCAAAAGCCAGGCTAAAAATAGATGCTAGAAAATGGGTGTTATCGCGTATGGCACCGAAGAAATACGGGGAACGCCTCACCCAAGAGATCACCGGTAAAGATGGTGGCCCGATCAACCAGGTGAATTACACACCAGAGGATTACGCAAAGGCACAAGCTGCGTTAGAAAAACTACTCCCCGATTTGGATTAGCTTTTCCTGATATATTCCAAAGCGATGAGCGATATACACTAGGAAAAATGCTATTTGTTATAGAGGTAAAGTTATCTTATTGTATAGGTAATATTTAGCTTAGTCGCAGTTACCCTTTAGGTAAGAATATATGAGTGATGATACATGGGTTATGCTTGGTGCCATTGGTTCATGTTTGGCTGCGCTGGCAACTTTTTTTGCTGCCATTGTCGCGATCCTCGCAATGAAATCATGGAAAAAACAAGAAAAAACAAAAGCATATCAGAAATACAAAATGTCAATTGAGGGCTTTAAGGCCGAATTAAATATACTCTCCGATAGCTTTTCAAATAAAAATAGTCATAGCACTTACAGCGGTTCAGATCCTTTAAGGCCTGATGCGATAAGAGCGTTTGCAAAATGCCAAGTTGCTTGGATTGGGTATGAGATATACTCAGCGACACAAGAGCAATCTCATGCTTGGGAAACATTATCCAATAGTGCAAATGGTTATCTCTTTGGGGGCAGAAAAAAAAATGAATTATTAGCACCAATAAATACAGTCTTATCGATAAAGCAAGAGGTTCGGATATGTCGCTTTGGTAAAATGTTAGCTCAAGTCAAGACAAGTTGTAAATTGTAGTCATCCAGTCACTGATTTTGTTTGCTCATCTGAAAGATGATAAGAGTTTTTAGTTTTTTGAAGACATTAAAAACGAAACGGGCACAAGGTAGCACCTTACTGTAAGGTTTCAAGATAGTATCAACGCGAAAGCAGAAAGGTACTTAATACCGCAGGAAACAACTGGGCACAAGTGATGATGCATATCGGTTATGTGTGTGCCACAGTGAATCGTGAACTATTTACTACGGAATGATTATGACTGAAGAAAAGTATTACGATTATCTTGTTATCGGTGGGGAATGTCATGGGCAGTCATTTACCCATACGCTCACTCAAGTGTTGGAAGTCCCGCAAAAAACCGACCGATTAGGAAAAATGTATGCACAACATGTTCCGGCAGAAGTTACACCAAATGACACAATTTCTCATCAAGTAACAGAATTCATTACGGCGGATGGTCGACATTACTTCATTGCTTCTAATGAAGATTTGGACAGATTCGATGTTGAAAATGAGATAATCAAATCTGGTATATCGCCGATTTGA